GGTTAAAGGTTATTATGTCTCATTTAATATACAAGGAGAATTTATTCGTGAGGATAGTAATAGCGGGGCAAAGGAAGTCTATTTAATAGACACAAGATTGCGACAACATTTCCAAATACCTTTAGATTAGTAGCGGAGTAATTAAATGATAGACTTCACAAAAAAGCTAACTTTAGGAAATGACGAAATACACGCTAATCTTAAAAAATTAGAACAATATGTAAGAGATAATTATTACGTATTACGAGAGGGGGCAGCGCGTTTAGGATGCCGCCTATGGTCGGATGCAATCGGTCGTTCATCTTTTAATTGCGCAAGGCACGGGAAATCAATAACTTATTCTTTAAGTGGTATTAATTGCGGACAACTCTATGCAGAAGGCGTTTATTTAGTGAATGATGACGATTTAGGAATCGTTATTAAGCAATTAACCGATATTATAAATGCAGTCCAAGCCGAACGCAAATCGAAGTTTAGTATATCAATAGGTGAATAATAGATATATTTTTTATCTATGTTTTTATTAAGTAGGGTATTTTAATGAGTAAGATAATAAAATTTGAGACAACAAAAAGCGCAATAGTGGTTATACCGGTTTCTGGGATTGTACGTATGATTTCTGAAATGACATTAGACTCGGATAAGCGTTTTATAACAATGGTTAATTCGGAAGGTGGGCTATCTTCATTTACTGTATATAAGAGTGAAGCCGAAAGGATTATAAGCGAGTTTGAAAGGGCTATAAATGACTGATAATAACATTATAGATGACATTGATTTAATAACGTTGGCGCAATGTGCCTTAGCGGGTAAATCGGAAGACGAAACGGCGTTGCATTTACGTGTGAGCCGTACAGCTTATTATGTTAATAAACCCGCGTCAGACGCAATAAATAGAGTTCTTGAAAAATTAAAGGCAAGTAATGGGAGAAAATAGAATTATAAGCATGAGCGGCGAATTAACAGCTTTTATTGTCAATGAAGAGGGTAAGACCGTACGTATGGCGACGGAAGAGGAAGCCAGAGAGGCAATGGAGAATATGCCAAGCCGCTTAAGAGATGCTTGGTATTCCGAAAAACAAAAAAAGAAAAAGAAAAAGAAAAAGAAAACAAGGGGCAAATAATGGCTAAAATAGAAATAACACCCGAAGAGGAAAAATTGCTCAAAGAAATATACGAGAATGATTCTTTAATGAGGACATACTCATCAAACGATAATACAGAATTTTATATAGTTTATGATGAATTTGGCGACAACGGGTTTATGCGCAAACCAATTAAAACCGCAAAGGTCAGTAAGTCTTTTTTTGATTTAGCGCCGTACATAAGCAATAAAATCAAAGAAAACTACTTCAAAAAAGAGTATGACCATTTTAGAAACTTAACTAAAGAATTTGAACAAGAAAACGAGGGTGTCCCTGAATGGCTAAAAACCGCATAAATACAGAGTTGGCGTATACTGATGGCGAAACAGTCTCATTTAAGGATTTAAGCCCAGAAACTAAAAAACGTAAATTTGCTCTAATAAATAAAATAGACGCTTTGTTCGTTAATTTCGATAATGAATTATATAGACTAAAAATAGAGTCTTTAGAAAGATTCTTAGATATTATCTAAAATTATTTGCTAATTAAATTAGTAAGTGTTATTTTTGTGTAGCTGAAAGGCAATCATTTCTCCTATCCACTTCTAAAGTGGTTTGTTTGTTGGTCGGGGGTCGTATTCTTAAAAAGGGTACGACCTTTTTTTATTTTTATTATGGACGGCGTAAAATTTACAGAAATAAATGAGAACGGTGTATATGGCGAAGTAGAGGGCTACGCTGTAAGGTTCACCGATTTTAAGAATAAAGACCTTGACGGGGAGTACTTCACAAAGAATACTTTTTTTGGCTTTGCTAATAAGCTGACTTTATTTTATGACCACGCATTAAATAATGAGGTCGGGAAAATACCTATTGGATATGTCGAAATAGAGCAAAAAGAAGACGGTGTGTATGCTAAAGGGCAAATAAATGAAAATATCGTTAAAGACTTTTTCAAAGATGAATTAGAAAAAGCTAAATACTATTTACAGTATATCCGTGAATTAGGAATAAAGGGAATTTTAGGTTTTTCGAGTGGAGCGGTCGGACACACCAAAAGACGCAATGAAGACGGCGAAATAAAACAATGGATATTAGGAGAATTGTCGTTAACACCTACTCCAGCCGACCCGTTCAATTATCCGACCATAAAAAGCGGACGTGAATTTTCAGACAAGAATAAAACACGTATAAAAAATATATACGAAAAAGCGAAAGAATTTTATAGCGAATTAGAAGCATTAAATAAAGAATTTGAGCAAGTGGATACACAAGAACCCGTCAGTAAAGGTGTGGACACGCAACAAATAGAATTGTTAAATTTAATTAAAGGGTAAATATGCCAGAGAACGAAAAAAACGATGGTGTTGCAGGTCTCGCACAAGAGGTTAAAAACACTATCGTATCAGACATTAAAACGGAATTAAACGCGGTTAAAGACAGTTTAATTACCGACGTTAAAAATGAATTAAATGGTGTTAAACAAACCATTACTGACAATATTACTGAATCGAACAAAGGTATTAGCGCAATCGCAAGTCTTTACAACCAAACAACTAACACGGATAATCGCAAAGTAGAAGGTTTCAAGTCTTATCGAGACGCTGAAATTTTTGGGACATTTATTAAAGGGCTGGCACGTGCTGACTTTAGGTCACAAGCGGAGCAAGATTTAGAGCGTTTAACGGGAGTTAAAACACATTACGCGGCTAATAATTCAGACGGCGGGTACTTCGTGCCTACGCAGGTTTCTTACGTTATTATTGATTTATTAGAGAAATTTGGAGATTATACAAGATTAGGACAAAGGGTTGGTATGACTACCGACTTAATAGAGTTCCCTAATTTATTATCTGAATTTACAGCTTATTGGGTCGGCGAAGACACTGAATTAACGGAAACGGGCTATACACTTGGTCAAGTGCAAATTCATTCTAAAGGTTTAGGGTGTTACGCTCAATTTACACAAAAATTATTAAATGATAGTGTCGTAAATATAGCGCAATTTGCAGTACAATTATTTGCACGTGCTATGTCGAGAAAAATTGATGACGCGGTCGTCAATGGTGACGGCGGGAATGACTACGGCGGCATTGTCGGTTTGCGTACGGCTCTTAGGAATGTAGACGCAACTGCAAGTAATATTGCAGGCTTAAAGGTAGCGACAGGGAACGCGTGGTCTACAATTACTTTAGACGATTTACGCGGCGTTGCTGCATTGTTACGTGAAGATTTTACGGCTAATGCTAAATGGATAATGTCTAAGCCATTTTATGACGCGGTAGTTTCTGCAAAAATATTATCGGCTGGTGGGACAACGCCTAACGATATTCAAAATGGGACGCAATTAAGATTACTTGGTTATCCGATTGATTTAATTAAGAAAATGCCTCGTACTTCCGCATCAGGGCAAATTTGTTGTTTGTTTGGTGATTTTGATATGTCAGCTTATTTCGGCTCAAAAGATAATATGGCTATAACCTCAACAAATGCACACGCAAATAATTTTTTGAAAAGCATAATTACTTATAAAGCGGAAATGTCAGTTGGCTACAAAGTATTTGGTCAAGGTGATACTACAAATGCGGGTTCTTACGTCGGTTTAATCACTACTTAATAAGGAATAAATAATGCAAAAAACAAATATTAAATACGTTCCGATTGTTTACCCACAGGCAATTTTAGACAATACGTCACCTACAACTTATTGCGTGGACATTTCGGGCGCAAGGTATGTGCAAGTATTTGTACAATTAGGTGCTACGGATATTGCAATGACGGCACTTAAATTGCAAGAATCGGACACATTGAGTTCAGCGACGGCTCTTTCAAGCGGGGCGGATATAACTGGTTTAGATTTTTCGGCTTCATTACCGAGTGCCACAGATGACAATAAAACATATTTATTTTCTTTCCCGAACGATGGAAGTAGAAAAAAATATATTGATTTAACGGCGACTTGTGGCGACGGTTCGGCGGGTACATTTTTAACAGCGTTTGCGATATTATATGACAATGACGTTCATAATGATAATTATACATCATTTAACGTCGCGGCTGAAAAACGTATCCCGTAATTAAATAAAGGGCTAAAAAGAGAATTATCGTAGTTCATTACTACTTTAGCCCCCATAGATAGGAAATAAACGTTTTCTATACACAATAAAAAATATATATAGAAATGTCTGTAAAATTATATCAAACGGTTGGTAGCTTTGTAAGGAACGCAAGTTTATCGAGCGCGGTAACACCAACGAAGCCAAACGGCGCAACTCATTTACTTATTCAGGTATTAAGTAATGACGTTGTAATTACATTCGACGGCACTACTCCGACAACAACGAACGGTTTTATTTTACTAAAAAATAATACTTACGAATTTACTCTACACGCGACAACGACAATAAAAGTCATTGAATATACCGCGTCGGCTGAAATAAGGTATCAATTTTTTGCGGAAAATGTGCTATGATAATGAATCAATTAAATACGTACGTACCGCCTAAGGTTTACCACGCGAAAATTACGGGCGGTTCAACAACCCCGACGGTTTTATTTAATACAACAGGTAGCACGGCTACGGTCACAAAATTAAGTGGTGTTTATACGTTTACTTTCGGGAACGCGATTTTAGGGACAAATACAAGCGTAATCGCAAGTGGTTTTTTATCTGGTGTCGCGGCTGCGGTTGATTCATTTGAAATTTTTTCCGCTTATAAAACAAGTACTACGGTTGCGAAGGTCGAATGTGCAGCCCAGATTCCATCAGGTGGCATTCCAAACGACAGCGCAAATTTTGAAATTATTATAACTATTTACTAATTATAAAGGTATGTATGAAAACAGGTGAAATAATCACTACATTTAACACTTATTCGACAAGTGAAGGGTTTCTATTGTGTGACGGCGGTTCGCATTTGAAAACTCAATATCCACAATTATTTTCTTTACTTTACAGTTTAGATACTAATTATGAAATAGACGCTAATTATTTCAAAACGCCTGATTTTACTAATCGTGTTGCGGTTGGTGGTAATGCGGGTTTAGAAGTAGGTAGTGAATTTGTTAATTTTGATAATTTGCCTATTACTGACACAGGTTCAGGGCAGCCATACGCGGGCGGAGAAACGGCAATTGTGGTTAATGATTATTCAGGTGGTGGGCAAGACTTATCGAGTACAAATACACCTATACAAGTCGCATTTATTCCTGACGGTATCGGCGTTAATTATTACATTAAATGGTAATGGATATATTAAATAAAATATATGATATTGCCTTTCGAGAAATCGGCATAAAAGAAATAAAAGGCAATGAACATAACGCGCGAATTTTAGAATATCATAAAGCCACTTCGTTAGGTGCGGGCACTGATGAAATTGCGTGGTGTTCTTCATTTATAAATTGGTGTGTTAAACAAGCTGGTCTAAAGGGTACTAATAGCGCGGCTGCAAGGTCATGGATTAAATGGGGCAAAGAAATAGAAACCCCTGTAAAAGGGTGTATTGTCGTTTTAAGACGTGGTAATAACCCTACGCAAGGTCATGTAGGACTTTATTTATGCGAAGAGAGCGGGACAAATAAAATACGCTTATTAGGCGGCAATCAAAGCGATTGCGTAAATATTCAATTTTATAATAAAAGCGATGTATTAAGTTACAGAGTGCCAAATGAGTGATATTGATATTACACCCGTAGAAATAAAAGAAATAGATTATTCTAAAATAGTGAAAGATAAGTATATGCCTAAAATTACACAAGCACAAATGATACTCCCAGAGAATGGGGTTGAGAATATTACAGCCGCATTAGAGGCATTAGGCGAAATTGCCAAAGCCGCAAAGGGCGTTTTTGAGGACGGTAAAATAAATATTTTATCTGATTCTAAATATTTTCTAAGGGCGGGAGCGGCTGTATGGCGTTTAGTAAAAGTTATTCCATTATGCGTACCTGAAATTGCTGATTTGAAAGAGGATGAATACAAGTATTTATCTTCTCGAATTATTGAGACAATTTTTGGGACTTTAAGAAATGAACAATAGACGCAAAGTCTATTTTCCTAAAAGCCCTCGTAAATAAGGCGGGGGCTATGTTTAACCAACAAAATGAATATGATAGAAAGAATTGTTATTTGTGCTTTATTCCACGATGGGGACGAAAAACACGTAAAGGATTTTATCGAATGCCACGAAAAATACAGATTGCCTATTATTTTGTTAAGGGTAGAAGAGGACAGAGAAGCCACTGATAAATACGAATTTGTAGAACGGTTGTCAGTATTAACCGAACTGTATAAATATACTACAAACAACTTTGATTTTTCAGACGCTAAAAATGCCTTATTAGCCATAGCAAATGCCGATGTTGTTTTCTTTATGGATATTGACGAACGAATAACATCGCATAAAGATTTAATAAATGAGGCATGTAGAAGATTTGAGGATGACAATATAGGGGCTTTGACAATTCAAGTTAGTTCTTTTTACGCGTATAAACCTGATAAGAGCGTCAAATTTGAATCGCAGGAACTTATACGGGTATTTAGAGGTAATTACCGTTACCGCAATTCAGCACATGAACAGGTTCTATTTGATATAATGGACGACAAAAAACAAATAGGGCAAAGCCGTATAATTGCTGAACATTATGGGTATTTAGACGGTAATTTAACAGCTAATAAAGTGCTTAGAAACTTTAGATTATTATGCAAAACAATTTACGATGGTTTTGATAATACAGTAAGTGAAGTAAACCGACAAAATTACGTGGTTAATATGATGCAATTAACTATTAACGATATGCACAACTTTGGAATTATAAGAAATGATAGTCTCCCTAAGTGAATTTAAGACGGAAATAAGTTTTACAAGCGGTGATACTACTAATGACACGCTATTTACTGAATACATCAAACGGGCGCAAAGTATAGTAGAACAATACTTGAATTACACGGTAGAAAGTATCTCAAAAACAGATTATTTTTATGGTGATAATAGTAGTTCTTATTATTTATCTTTTATACCGGTTACTGCAATAAGTACTTTGAAATATAAAACAGATTTATTAGGTAGTTACACTACGATTAGTAGCAGTAAATACGCTATTTATCAGGCGAATGGTCTTTATTACCTTTATTGTGAAGATGGTTTTAATGAATCTTATTATTATCAGTTAGTATATACGCAAGGGTATAGCACAATACCGACG